TTCTCTGATGAAAAGACTAGACGATACGACAATTACATTGTTCTGGTACGTTCTATTATTTTCTTTTCTTATCTCATTACTAATTGTTTTATTATTGCAGGGGTGATCCGACATTGGAATTAAAAGACTGGCTCAATACTATCAACAGTTCTAAGAAGAATCTTATTGATGAAGATTCTCTTTTAGAATCAAAGTACCCTGCATTCATTGTCAACAAATGTATGGCAGGTCATCTTGATGCAATCATGTTTGCTAATGAGATGAATCTAAATCCCAATCTAGACAAGAAGTTACAGTATGACTTTTATCTAAATACATTGAGATCCAAGAAGAGATTTTCTCCTTGGGTAAGAAAGGATGAATTGAAAAACCTTGAATTGGTTAAATCATACTATGGTTATAGTACAGAAAAAGCCAAGCAAGCCCTACCTCTTCTCACAGATAAACAACTAACATTTATTAGTAAAAAACTTGATACTGGAGGATTGAGATGAGCGTTGTTGAACCAGAATACCAGTGGTCACCAGAGAAAATGATAGAGGTGACACTATCTGAACCAGATGATTTCCTAAAAGTTAGAGAAACTCTCACAAGAATTGGAGTAGCATCCAGAAAAGAAAAGAAGTTATATCAGTCTTGTCATATTCTACACAAGCAAGGAAGGTACTACATCGTACACTTCAAAGAATTATTTGCTCTTGATGGTAAGAAAGCAAACCTTTCTATCAATGATGTGCAAAGAAGAAATAGAATAACTCAACTCTTATCTGATTGGGGTCTTATAACAATCACAGATGCTAATGCAGCAACTGATATAGCACCTCTCAACCAGATAAAAGTCATTGCTTACAAGGATAAAAACAATTGGACTCTTGAGACCAAGTATAATATTGGTAAGAAGAAGGCACCCGAACCTCAAGAATAGTAACAACCGAACTAGTCATAGTAAGTGATCTTGTATAATTAGTAGTGTACGCCTTTTAGGGTACATTCAAATTAGACGCTCACAGAGGTCACTATGTTCAACGAAGCTAACGCTATTACTTTTACCGTGCCTGAAACTCAGGACTATTTGGCAAAAGTAAGAAAAAATATGATCGGGTTTGATGACTGGTTCACAGCCTTTGATCAGCATTTTGCAAGTACAAATAACTATCCACCTTACAATACAGTAAAGGTTTCTAATCATGAGTATAGAGTTGAGGTAGCACTTGCAGGATTCAAAAAAGAAGATCTAAAAGTTTACACCCAAGAAGGAAGACTTGTCATTGAAGGTAAGAAAGGTGATGGTGTAGAACAAGACTATGTTCACAAGGGATTGGCACAACGTGCATTCACACGTCAGTGGTCATTACCTGAAGAACTTGAAGTCAAGGAAGTAAAGTTCGAGGACGGATTATTACTAATTGATATTGAGAAGATTGTTCCTGAAGCACAGCAACGGAAAGATTGGCTCTAAATACAGTATAGACTGGTGATAGTTCATTGTATTCAAGAGTTCTAAAACATATTAAAGCAAAGGATCTAAAAGAAACTCTAACTCTTAGATTCAAAGAAATCCTCAATCCAGCTTTCTGGGTTGGGGGTTCTCTCAAGCCTGAGGTTAGAGAAACTTTGATGAAGTTCGCTGAAGCATTTGCTGAGTTTGCACACGTAGATCAAAAAGGTATTGTAGATGTTTTACTTCTGGGAGGGAATGCTGGATACAACTATACCCCGTTCTCGGACCTTGATGTTCATTTGGTGGTTGACCCTAGGTATGTGCCTGACTGCGATCCCGCATTTTTAGATCATTATTACATGGATAAGAAGACATTGTGGGAATTGACTCATGATGTAAAGGTCTATGGTGTAAAGGCAGAACCATATATTGAGAGACCAGGTGTAACTCGTAAGAAGAGTCAGGGTGTTTATAGTTTATTGAAACAGAGTTGGATCCAAGAACCAGAGAAATTTGGTGGGGAATTGGATCAAGGAGAATTAGAAAAGAAGGTTGATAATTTCAAACATAGGATTGATATTCTTATCAAGAGTGAGAAACCAGAAGCATTACGTGAACTTGTAAGACAATTACGTGGTGCTAGGTCATCTTCTCTGCTAAAATATGGTGAGTATGGTTTCGAGAACATGGTTTTCAAAGAGCTAAGAAACCAAGGATACATTGACAAAGTACGCTCTGCTGTGGTACAATTAAAAACACAAAGCTTATCTCTATGATCAAAGTTTTATTATTGAAGAATGGTTTAGTACTCATTGCTAGACTTGAAGAGGTTGGATCCGAGATGGGTGAACCTGATTGTAAGTTAATCAAACCATTTGAGTTGAAGACTCAACAAGGTGATGTTTTCTTAGAGCATTGGCCATCATTCTCTATGCAACGTGAGATGATGATACACTCAGATAGTATACTAACAATACTAGACCCTGATAAGATACACTTAGACAAATATCAGTCACTAACATCTGAATGAGATATTATACAAATGTCCAGATGGTCGGGAATGATTTCCTGGTCAGGGGGTATGAAGGTGGAAAGAGTTTTACATCGAGGGAGAAGTTTCAACCCACGATGTTCGTTCCTAGTAAGAAGAAGACTAAGTATAAAACATTAGATGGTAAGTATGTACAGAGCATCCAACCTGGTACTGTACGTGAGACTAGAGAGTTTATCAAGACTCATGGTGATGTTCAAGGGTTTGAAGTATATGGTAATAACAGATACATCTATCAATATATTTCTGAGAAGTATCCAGAGACTGAAATCAAGTTTGATATCAATAAGATCAAATTAGTAACAATTGACATTGAGGTCAAGTCTGAGAGTGGATTCCCTACAGTAGAGAAGTGTGATGAGGAGATGCTTTGCATCACATTACAGGACTATGCTACTAAGAGGATTCTAACTTTTGGGGTTGGTCCTTATCGTCATCAAGATAAGATGGTCAAGTATGTGCAGTGTAATGATGAGTATGATTTACTCCAACACTTTATAAACTTTTGGTCACATGATCCACCAGAAGTTGTGACTGGATGGAACTGTCAGTTATATGACATCCCATACCTTGCTAAGAGGATCACCAGAGTCCTTGGTGAGAAGGCTATGAAGAAACTATCTCCTTGGGGTTTGGTGACCAATGAGGAGATCTATATGATGGGTAGACCACACCTTGTATATGATATTGGTGGTGTTACAGTCCTTGATTACATGGACTTATATAAGAAGTTTACCTATAAGGCACAGGAGTCTTATAGGTTGGATTATATTGGAGAGGTGGAACTAGGTCAGAAGAAGTTAGACCACTCAGAGTTTGAGACCTTCAAGGACTTTTATACTAAGGGATGGAATAAGTTTGTAGACTACAACATCCAAGACGTTAGACTTGTTGACTCCCTTGAGGAGAAGATGAAACTGATAGAACTTGCTATCACTATGGCATATGATGCTAAGGTGAACTTTACTGATGTGTTCTATCAGGTTCGTATGTGGGATATGATTATATACAATGACTTGAAGAGGAAAGGTATTGTTATACCACCTAAGAAGGAACAGGATAAGAGTGAGAAGTATGCTGGTGCATATGTAAAAGCACCTACACCTGGCATGTATGACTGGGTTGTATCATTTGACTTGAATTCACTGTATCCTCATCTTATAATGCAGTATAATATTTCTCCTGAAACTCTTTTAGAGGAGAGATATCCTTCTGTCAGTGTAGACAAACTTCTCAATGAAGAGGTAGATCTATCTGGACTAGAAGATGTAACTGTGTGTCCTAATGGTGCTATGTTCACCACTAAGACTCGTGGATTCTTACCTAAACTAATGGATAAGATCTACAGTGAGAGAGTTATCTTCAAAAAGAAGATGCTCAAAGCAAAAAAAGACTATGAGAAAAACCCTACTAAGGCTCTTGAAAGAGAAATCGCAAGATGTAACAACATCCAAATGGCGAAGAAGATTCAACTTAATAGTGCTTACGGTGCTATTGGGAACAATTACTTTCGTTATTATAAGTTGGCGAACGCTGAAGCTATTACTCTCGGAGGTCAATTTAGTATTAGGTGGATCGAAAACAAAATGAATAAGTACATGAACAATGTACTAAAAACAACAGGAAAAGATTATGTTATTGCAAGTGACACTGATAGTATCTATCTCCATCTTGGTCCTTTGGTTCAAAGTGTATACGCCAATAGAGAAAAGGATGTTGAGAGCATCGTTACGTTCCTTGATAAGGTGTGTGAAGTGGAATTTGAGAAATATATTTCGAGTTCTTATGAGGCGTTGGCCAAATACGTAAATGCATATGAACAGAAAATGTTCATGAAACGTGAGACAATTGCTGAACGTGGAATCTGGACTGCAAAAAAACGCTACATATTGAATGCATGGGATATTGAAGGAGTTAGATTTGCTGAACCCAAATTGAAAATGATGGGTATCGAAGCAGTCAAATCATCCACACCTGCACCTTGTAGGAAGATGATAAAAGACGCTTTGAATATTATAATGAACGAAACTGAAGACGATGTTATCAAGTATATTGATACGATGAGGAATGAGTTCAGGAAGTTAGATCCTTCCGAAGTTGCTTTTCCTCGGTCTTGTAATGACGTTGTAAAATATAAAAGTAATCTATCAATCTATGCCAAGGGAACTCCGATACATGTCAGAGGATCTCTTCTTTATAATCACTACATCAAACAGAATAACCTAGAGGCAAAGTATAGTGCAATCAACAATGGTGAGAAGATAAAATTCGTATACCTTACCAAACCTAATCCCATACATGAGAATGTTATTTCATTCATATCAGATTTCCCTGTGGAATTAGGATTGGCAAAGTACGTTGATTATAATCTCATGTTTGAGAAGTCTTTCTTGGAACCACTCAAAGCAATCTTAGATGCTATTGGATGGTCAATAGAAAAACATGCTACACTAGACCTCTTCTTTGTTTGATGCTATAATACAAGCATCTAGTAATTCTAAATGGATTTACCTATCAATGATAAAGAACTCGCCACAATCATAAGTGCTTTGCACTTAGGTGGTGACACATCACTATTTCAAAAACTCAAGTTGGTAAAAGAAACTAGAGATGAAAACCCTGGTGGACCTTATAAGAAAATATTACGTGAATCACGTGGGCTGGTAATATGATTTTTGAGCAGGTGAGTCTTGTAACTGGTGGGTTTGATCCCATCCACTCAGGACATCTTCGTTATTTTGAAAGAGCAAAGGATTACTCAGATTATCTTGTAGTAGGATTGAATGGTGATCCTTGGCTCAAAAGAAAGAAAGGACAGTACTTTCAATCTTGGACTGAGAGAGCAGATATCATTCGTCATTTAGACATGGTTGATGCTGTTATATCATGGGATGATTCTGATAACTCTGCTTGTGGTGCTATTGCAAAATGCCTAGAGATTTCTGACTCCGTTATATTCTGTAACGGTGGAGATCGTGGTAAGGAAAATACTCCAGAGGTTGTGGGTTATGCTAAGGATTCTAGGGTAGAGTTTCATTATGGTATAGGTGGTACTGATAAATTGAATAGTAGTAGTTGGATATTACACAATTATTTCAATAGACAACGCAAATTATTAGGTATTTGAATGGACTTTTTACAAGAAATAGTAAAGGAGATTGGATCCGACTATGCACAAGTGGCAGCCGATAAAGAAACTACTGAAGCATATATCGACACGGGATCGTTTATCTTTAATGGATTGGTTTCTGGTTCCATTAGGGGTGGGGTTAGTAGCAATAGAATTACTGCCATTGCTGGTGAAACTAGTACTGGTAAAACTTACTTCGCCCTCGCTGTTGTCAAGAATTTTTTGGATAACAATCCCGATGCTTATGCTCTGTACTTCGATACAGAATCTGCTATCAATAAAGAGCTATTAGAGTCTCGTGGTATAGATACTAAAAGAATTGCTATCGTTGAAGTTGTTACCATCGAAGATTTTCGTGGTAAAGCATTGAAAGCAATTGATATGTATCTTAAATCACCTATAGAGGATCGCAAACCTTGTATGTTTGTGCTAGACTCTTTAGGTATGCTTTCCACAGAGAAAGAAATACGAGACGCACTAGATGATAAACTAGTAAGAGACATGACAAAATCTCAACTAGTCAAAGGTGCATTTAGAATGTTAACCCTAAAACTTGGTCAAGCAAATGTCCCACTCATTGTCACGAATCACACGTATGATGTCATCGGAGCTTATGTTCCAACTAAAGAAATGGGAGGAGGTTCGGGACTCAAGTA